CGGTTCTTCAACGAGATGTGATTTCTGTTGTGAGCAATAACAGGAACTTTATATTCTCTGGGTAACCCATCTATATACATAGACAAGGTACTTCTGAACATATCCCTGTTCTCTTCTGTATCAGTAGTCAATGTACCCTGTAATCCAGGATGTACAAAATGCCAGTAAAGATCTAATGCCAGAGAAATAGTAGTTATTCCCAACTGTCTACCCTTTAATATCACAAAGAAATGAATATCATCCTGTAGACCTTTAGCTATCTCATCCATAATATATGTCTGAGTACCCAATAACCTATCCATCTTCCTGAGACCATGTTCCTTAGTCTCTATTTTAAGTTCACTACAGAACTTGTAAAACTGAGCCAGATTAAATGACATGAATTTTTCTTGGGGGGGAGAACCGTTGGGTGCACGCACACACGGGGGTCAAGACCCACCGCATCGGGCCGGGGCGTGGGCGGATGGTAGCACGGTCTGATCGGTGCACCCCATCCCATGCTAGTGCAGCGTGCGAGCGTAGGGCATGGATCGGATGGAAGGGTAGAGCGTAGAGCGTTGAGGATGGAGGGTAGGGGACCGGGACCATTGACGGGAAAGATGTGGCATGCACCGTGCCAATACCCCAGTGTGGTGTCGGACTAGATCTATAGACCACTAACCTGTACCACCTATATATATATAGAGTACAGATTGAGTACCGGCAAGATCTGTATCTACCGGCAATCTTTACCGGTAGATTTTACTGGTATCGTTCTATAGTTTGTAGTTGATCTACGGTAGAATGCGGGTTACAGAGGTTTATTATGTTGGCACAGATAATGCTATAGATATAATACTGACAGACTGTCAGGATAAAATCATAGAGGATCGCATGATGCATATATATCTTAACGGTAGGGAAGTGACAGGCAATCAAGCAGAGGTTCACTTTGTCTCATGGTGTTTAAGTTTAGAGAATGAGAACGAGCCTGTCGCTCATTGTTCTCTTGATGCATCTAGAGACTTTCAGGATGGTGTCTATCGTCACAATCTAGAGAAGCGTGAGATCTTAAAAAGGTCCGGAATTGAGGTTGACCATCCGTTAGATCGTAAAGTCTGACAACGCGAAACCCTCGCGAGAGGGTCTGCCGGTAGTTCCGGTACTGATGAGCGTAATCCAATCATATCAAGAGAGAGAGAGCAACATGGCTAAGCCTAAACTGACAGTAGTCGCATCATCCATCCGGATCAGCGTCACATCCAAACTGGACGGCATCCGTTCTTGGTCTCTTCAGGCATTGGAGACTTGTCCGGGTTCTGTCGGGTCTGATGGTCAACTAGTGGCAGCGTGCAGTGGCTGTTACGCGACGACAGGGAACTACGTTTTCGACAATGTAAAAGAGCCGAGACTTCATAATCGGGAGGATTGGAAGCGTAGCGAATGGGTCTCTGACATGGTCGCAAGCTTGAATAAAGATCGATATTTCAGATGGTTCGACAGTGGCGATATGTACGATCTGAAGCTTGCCAAGAAAATCCTAGCAGTGATGGAATCCACGCCGTGGGTCTCGCACTGGCTTCCGACTCGTATGATGAAATTCAAGAAATTTCAGACTGTACTTTCGGCCATGCAAGCGTTACCGAATGTTGTCGTGAGGTTCTCATCCGATAGTGTATTCGGTGAGTACGATTCGCGCCATGGGTCCGTGATCGTGCCTGATCCAGAGTCTGCACCAACCGGGACCAAACTTTGCGAAGCCTATCAACATGGCGGGAAGTGCTCTGGCTGTCGCGCGTGCTACAGCAAGGATGTGTCTGTCGTGGCCTACCCTGCACATGGTCGGAAGATGGATAAAGTCATCCGTATCGCACTAGCAGCATAATGTGTTGACAGGGGAGTTAATCTCCCCTAATATTCTCTCACTCACTTATCTTATCGGAGCATTATCATGTCGCAGTTTAACGTATGGGTTGATGGTCAACGCATGAAAACCACCATCATCGCCGATAGTATGGATGCCGCACTTGACATTTTCTGTGCGAGACACGGATTCGTTGATCACGCGGACTACTGCCAAGAAAAAAACTTATCAGAGTCCAACATCAACATTGAAGAATACAACTGCGCGAAGTCTTGGCCGTGGTGAACCCATCCGCCCAAGACATTCTCGACCTACTGCTAGACGGCGATCCAGTCGTCTGGCACATCTCACGGGAAGGTGACGACATTCGTGTCGTTGCCACGATGGAGGATGGAACATCGAGACCCATAGCAGTCCCTATAGCAGCCCCCACAAGCGATCAAGACCCGTGCGTGTAGGGTAGCCCCAACCGGACATCATTCGGCCCGTACAGGGCCATTCACAGCCCCCTAGGGGTATTTCAATCGGAGAGTGTATGTTTTACGAAGAAATCCAAGCAAAGATCGCTGACCTTCAGGCCCAGGCCGAGATCGTCAAGCGTGAGGAGAAAGAGCAGGCAATCGCTATGGCTCGCACCATGATCTCGGCTTACGGGATCACAGCCCGTGACCTGGGACTAGACAAGATGGTCAAGGCTAAGTCCGGTCCCAAGGTAGGGAACAAGGTGTCCCCCAAGTATCGAGACCCAGCTAGTGGCGCCACATGGTCCGGCAGGGGCAAGACCCCGCGTTGGATCAATGGAGCCGATAGGTCCCAGTACGCTATCTAATCTTACCGGGGGATTGCGAGTCCCCCATCATATCTAGAGTAATCATATGAACCCCAATATTATATTGCAAGTGCTTTGTGTCTGTATGTTCTCGCTGGGCATCGTTGGTGCAGTACTAGGAGAGCTTGCCCTCTGCGCTCTCGGTCTTATTGCTGCTTTCGGATGTGCAATGATTCTTATGTCGAGGGACAAAGAATGAATGACTATCAGATGATGCAGATCTGGAGGGGGGTTAAATACCCCCAGAAGGAAATCGAGCAGAGAGTATTAGAGTTTGGCAGGCAGGTGATGCACGAGTCATCCGATCACTACTACCAGCTCGGCAGGCAGGAGGCATTCCATGCGATGAAGCCGGTACTGTTAAAAGCTCTCAGTGCCCTAGACTCTGCTCACTACATTTTGATGATTCAACCCGTCACACCCCGCGAGGAAGCAGTGGCCGTAGATGATGCTATCAAGCACCTGAGTTCCATCTTGGAGGTTCTATGACACCCGATTGCTTCCCATCCCGACTGGAGTACCTAGACTGGTTGCACACTGCCAGGATGCACCCACCTGCCCCAGGCCATGAGTACTGCGAGGACTGTACTTTCGAGTATCAGTCACAGATGATCAGGCAGGGTAGATGTCAGTACCCTGGGACTACCTTCAAGCAGTGGGGAGAGGGTCGAGATCTAGCCATTGTCGGACGTAGACCGTACCATGTTGTCCACAAACTCAAGCAAGTAGCAATTTATGGTGTAGGATAGAGTCTGTTTAGTGCTGTCTCCTCTCGGTCTGTGAGGCCGTTCAACCCAGACGCTTGATCTGGGTTTTTTTTTGTGTTAGGGTTTACCCTGTTGTGGTCGTACGCAACTAGAAGACTCCTTACTCATGCGCCGCCTCTATACGAGGGTACGACCGGCGCAGCAGTAAGGGGTTTTTTTTTGCAGGCCAGGACCGCACTCCTCGCGCAGAAGTGGGCCTAGATGGGCCGCAGGGAAGGAAACATAGGCCAGGGATTACCACCCCCTGCGAGCCGCGCAGACTCTCCGTGAGGTACTGCACAAGACAAGAACGCTCCGGGGTGGTCTCCGTGTTCTTGCCGAGTGAATCACGGCCCCAAGGGTGCGCTGGAAGGAACCCCATGAGTGGCCCTTCGGGCGGGTGGTTGGTCATACCACCTTGGAGGTTCTTTTGTCTGGAATATCAGACAGGAGAACAGACAGTTGACAGACTGTTTTATCTATGATCTAGTGTTGTCTCTCGTATCTTATATCTATAGGTGATCTTATGAAACTGTGCATTCACTGCAAGCATCTAATCCCACGTCCAGGTGACGATGACTACGCACTAGCCAAGTGTGGTGCGTTCTACAACCTGCACCCTGTCTCTGGGGCAAAGCTCTATACCTACGCATTCAACCAACGCACCTTCCAGGACGGTAAGTGCGGGATGCCTGCTGCTTTCTTCGAGCCAATCGAGGGGCACAACGATGAGTGACTTCAGCCCAGAGATCAGGAACTCCGCGTGGTGGTCAGGCGACTCTCGGATGGCCGCTAATGGTCGAGCAGCAGAAGCTATCCTCGTTAAGCAGGGCAAGATCATTCCTGAGGACATCTCCGACAAAGAGAATGTCCGGATGGGTCATGTGATGCAACCCATCATAGGGCGTCTAGTTCAAGAGCGTCTGAAGGTTGAACTCAAAGATGCTGACTATGCGATGTCACATCCGAAAGAACCCTGGCTTAGAAGTCACTTCGACTTCATCTCTGCTGATGGTTCTTTCTTGGTTGAAGCTAAGAACTACAACGGCAGTCAGCGCAAGAAGTTTGATGAGTCTGGGATCATGCCTGACGCTGATCGTATCCAGTGTATCCACGAGGCTACAGTTCACGGGATCAACAAGGTCTATCTGGCTGTCTTGTTGGGAGGACAGGAGCTACAAGTAATCCCAGTTGATGTCACTCTTGAAATGATGGTTGACCACATCAAGTGGGCGGCTAAGTGGTGGAGCTATGTGGCATCTAACACTGAACCAGAGCCTGAGACTATCGAGCAGGCAAGGTTGCTCTTCCCTACGTCAGAGGCTTCTGTAGCAACTGCTAACGCCGAACTAGAG